ATCCAGAAACTTGTAACTTCCTGATTTCATTAGAAGTTTTCTTCATAACGTGTGTTGCTCTCTCACACGTTGTTAAATCTGCTGCACCGTAGCTCACTACAAAATCTTCAGCAGGAACAAACATGGCACAAGGTCTGCCCATGTTCTGGTCGTAATACACCTTTCTGAACGCTGATCCCGCTATCGGGAGAGAGAAGAGCAATTTCTCTGTTTCAGTACGGTATTCAACCATCTTCTGGGTAATGACATAGTTCAGATAATCCTGAACCCTTTCCGCCTGCTTTGCCCTTTCAGGGGTGATCTTCCCTACGATATCAGTCTTTACTGGGCCTGCCGCAGGATATATCTCCTGTATAGTCTGTGCCTGAAAACGAACTACCGCTTCAGAAAGCATAGGATGGAATACGCCACATGCGCCATCCCACGGAGTGGTTCGATCTTCAAACTTCAATCCAAGAAGCTCAAGACCCCTTATATAGGAATCTTCCCAGTCTTTACGACTGTCCTTATCAGATACATAAGCCCCCACAAGACTTGACCCAAGCCTGTCGAGTTCTACAGGATCGACAAACTCTGCAAGGTTAGAATCATGGTTCATCCCGCCTGTCATGGGGTTGTTTGGATCAAAATCGATCAACACCCCGCCATCTTCAGTAGCAATCTCTACCGATTCGGGGTTCTCAATACTGATCTCTAAACCACCAATCCCGTCAATGTCTTCATCAAACGGGCTAAGTGCAGGGTCTATTGCCATAATTTATTTGCCATACTTTGATTTAACGTGGTCTTGCCAACTAGGGACTTTTCCGCCTTTTTTAAACTTTAAAGGAACTTCTACTTTAGGTTCAGCAAAAATATCTGCCTCCTTGTTTCTGGCTCTTGCCCTTCCTTCTACTTTGTCCCTTGCTCTTGCAGACCGCACTTTATCAAATGCCCTATCGCTGATTTCTTTCTTAGCCTCTGACCTTGCTTTTAAAGCAACAGGGTCTTTCTGTATGGCTTCTTTTGCCCCCTTGCTTACAGCTTTGTCTCTTTTTTTAAGCTGTTTTTTTGCCTCTTCAATGGCTTTTGAGCCGTATTTTTTTGCAGCTTCTCTTACTCCTTTTGAAGAAATAAGTCGTGCCGCTGCTCCTATTGCTGGTAATGCCATAATTATTTTCTCCTTTTTCCCTGAGACTTCTTTTCTTTCTCAAAAGCCGCATCTAATGAAATTTTACGCATTTTTTTTGGACGGGGTTTGCTGAAAGCTGCTACCTGTTCTTTTATTTTCATGGCTTTCTTAACTACCGCTGAACCACGATCAATCAAAGCTTTAAGCTTTTCCCTCTTAACCATTCTTCCTGAAAAGTTGTTTTCTTGCCGCGCCCGAACCTCTTGCCGTGGTGGGCTTAACTATAGGCGCACCAGAGGAGACAAATACTTGGCCTCCTTTCTTATAGCCGGGATAATCCAGCTTCTTGCTGGACTTGGGGTTTGCTTTCGTTGAATCATACTTACTAGGCATTATATATTCCTTTAGTTAATAAGCTGTGGTATTACAGAAGAACCAATTAAAATAACGTATATTCCCCAGATCATGGCTTCCAGACGATTAAACCGCTGTTCACCAGATTTAAGGCGTTCCTGAATGTGTTCATAACGCAAGGCGCATTCCCTTTCGTGTGCGCTAAGTTCCGCTGCGACTTCGCTTGCTTCCACTACCGTCATCGTAAAACACCTTTTCCCATTCCTTGTGACGCTTTATCGGTGTCCTGAAGTAGGGAATAAACCTGGCGCACCACACTACAAATCTGTTTACTTTGTCCCAGAACCAAGGCAATGGACGCATAATGTCCAGAAACAAGATGACCCGGTTCCTGTCTGTATAGTTAGCAGCGAAGTGTTCATAGGTATCATCAAATACCACTACCTTGCCTTCACTCCACCTATACTCTTCTCTGTTACATACCAGAAGACATCCGCTGCCTTCTGTGGGTATGTGCATTCCCATGTGCATCCTGAGAACGCCTGACCACGGCCCTCGATGCGGATTGAGCATCTTTTTTGGCCCTAGTACGGAGAAGTATGCCGATACAATCTCAGGATACTTATCCAGAATATTCATAGTTACGGGAAATTGCTCACAGTTCCTCTTAAACCGTATATTTCCTCCCTTGAGGAAGAACATTTTCCATTTGTCATCATCTGATATATAGAGCTGATCTGGGCTGATATGCTGAAAAACAGGGAAATCATCTACCCTTTTCATCATTTTATTCAGCTCTTCAAGGATTTCTGCATAGGAATCCTCAAGCTCTTTGGTGGGTCTGAACCATTTCTTCGGATAAAAGGTCTTCTTTCCTAAAAGACACTTCTTTCTAAAGATGGGTCGCAAGGCGTGTTCAACAGGCCAGGTATTGATAAGAGAATAGTCCATCAGTAATAAGGCTCCCGCCTTGGTTTGATATAAACTGGCTCATCCTCTTCATCGGAGTGCAGACTCAGGAATCCTCCCTGTCTGAAACGAAGCAGTGCTTGCGTGGAAGAGTCTACCAAGTCATCATGTTCGCCTGCTGGGAACGCAGCAAACTCATTCATAACTTCCTCGGCAAACCGTGTTTCAGGACACCAGACTGTGCCTGATGCGAATAGATCCGCAACTGCATTCACTCTGGCTATCTTGTCATTGCCACGGGACGGTGTGTATTCCTGTACCGGGATACCCATCGCTCTTAACTCGAATATTAAAGGCATTCCTGCCGCTTTCCCTTCCACAATAAATGCATCAGGTTGCATCTCCTTGTACATCTCAAAAGCGGTTTTCTTGAGTTCAGGGAACTCTAGCCGCTCTTTATACGCATCAAGCAAGATGATCTGGGGTTTAGTGACCCCCTCGTCATCGGGGTGGTAAAATACCCCCCATGTTGTGCAAGCAGAGTAATCTGCCCGTTGTGTCTTGAGAAACGCTGTATCCCAGGACTGTATGACAAACTCACATGATGGAGGGCTGTCATGTTCCCATAGTTTCCACCACTCTTTCTTTACCAGTGCGCCTCCCTCGGAGGTCGGATTTTGCTGATACTGTGCATTCCATTTGGAAGCAGGCAGTTCAGATTGAAGCGCAGATAACTCTGCGAGATTCCAGAACTCAGGCCATAAAGGTTTCCCTGAAGGCATAATTGCCGGAAATTCGATCACTTCCCACTCATCAGTTCCCTGTCTCTGGGCGGAAGCTTTAATAATCTTGCCCGTAAGGTCACGCATGTGCCACCGGGTCATCACTATAACAATTGCCCCACCGGGCTGTAATCTCTGTCTGGGGCCGGAAGTGTACCAGTCATAGGTGCGGTCAAATACCGCAGGGTCTATGCTCTGTCCTTCCTGTTCACTATGGGGGTCATCAATAATCAACAGGTCAGCACCTTTACCAGTCACTGCACCGCCCACCCCGATAGCGAAGTATTCTCCTCCTGAACTGGTACTCCAGCGTCCTGCGGCCTTTGAATCAGCCCTTAACGCCAGATTAGGGAAAACCTTCTTGAAATCATCACTATCGACCAGGTTCCGAACTTTTCTGCCAAAACCAACCGATAACTCAGCGGTGTGTGCCGTCTGTATGATCTTTTTGTCTGGATATTGCCCAAGAAACCATGCCGGAAGTAAAAAGGAAGCAAATTCGGACTTGGTATGACGAGGCGGCATATTCACTATTAACCGCTTCAGTTCGCCCCTTGCTATCTTCTCAAAGGCTTCTGCCATGATCTTGTGATGTCTGCCCTCTATAAAGGCAGGCCACATATACTTGGCAAAATCAATAAATCCTGCCTGCGCGGCCTCCTTTCTCTGAGCTTCCTCTAATTGTCCAAGAAGCTTTAGAATCTCTTCCTGCTCATTAACAGGAAGGTCTTTAACCTTTTCCAGAGTTAAACCATCAAGCATAAATATGTTCCACATGAAACATTAGGTGCATCCCTTAAATATTATTTAAATTAAATACTATTTAGTTTAAATACTATTTAACTTAAATACTTATTTAAACCCCCTTTTCTCAAAAAAGGCAAATATTTATCTAGATAGAATTCATATAGCCAAAACACATTTAGCTAAATAATATTTAAAGGAAGTAATAACTTACAGCATGAGTTTAGCATTTAAGGGGGGGTTGACATAAAAGTCAATACTAATTTTGATTTTTTTTCATTGCAATTGCAACGCTAATTCATTGCAACTGCACTGGTTTTTTTAAAAAAATTTTTTAGGGGCTGGGACTCCTCTAACTATTCTGGGATTTATTTGGGTGTTGGCAAGTTTACTTTGTTGTGTAGTTAATTTAAGGGGCTACCCCTATTTTTTGGTAATTATATGAGCGGATTACTATGTATATATAATAGGTAACGTATGCGAGCGCGGGGGGGTGCGCCCAGGCGCCCAGGCCCTGGTAGGGGAGGGGAGAGGAGGGGAGGGGTCATCGCCCTACCCTGCTTACGTTAATGGAGCTCATGAGGGTTAGTCTGTAACTTGTTGATCTTGTTGATTTTATTAGTTAGTTCGTCAATGATTTCTTTACTGCTTTTGCTATCATCTCTTTGAACCACTACGTTTTTATACAATGCCATTGTATCGCCTAGTAGCTTGGCGCTAGTTAGTTGTGATTGCGTTAGCTCTATCTCTCCATCTATGCATTTTCTTAGCTTCTGGATGATTGCTTCTTTATGGCTAAGTAGAGCTATACTATCCAACCGACTTGTCTCTACTTTCAGATTTTCGACTGTGGTTCTTATGTGGTCGTTATCCATTAATCGACAAGCTTCTCTCCTTATAGTCGAAGCT